TCATCGCGCCGCCGTCTCCGGAAGCGTCGGAGGCGGCATAAGCTGCCTGCGCGGCCGTTCCCGCGTCCAGGCGGTAATCTCCGACTGCCACCAGCGCACCTGGCCGCCGCCGAGATCCACGGCCAGGGGGAAGGTACCCTGCCGCATGCGGCGGTAGATGGCGGAGCGGGTGAGGCTGACCTGCTGCTCCACGTCCTTGATACGGATCAGGGTGTCCGCCTGGCTGTCAGCCATGGGCGTTCCCCCGCTTCACCCGCACCGCGTGGCCACGGCAGGGTGTCGTCGGCCCCGGCCCGTCATGGTGGTGGCAGAGGAACGGCTCGCCGCTCCCGGCCTGCCAGTCCGCGTCGCAGACGGTCGGCTCGCACTGGTTCGCCGGGCTGCCGAGCCGGTAGGCACAGGTCGGGCACATGCCCTTGCACCCCTCGGCGGAGGCCGCCAGCGCCACGCCGTTCAGCGCGCCGAAGAGGGTCGGCAGGTTCAGCTTCTCGACACTGTCTGGCGGCAGCAGGCAGCCCTCTTCCACCATAGCGCGGTTGTTCGCGACCACGCTGTTGGCGAGGCCGATTGCCTGGACGAAAAGCCGCAGCAGGGTGCCGGGACCGCGGTCTTGCAGGATCCGCTCCAGCACCTTCTCCCGGAACTCGGCCGGCAGCAGGACTGCCCCCTTCAGCATCTCGGCCTCGGCGGAGGTCAGGGCGTAGTCGGTGGCGGGTGCCCGGTCAGCCATGCAGCGCTTCCCCTACGATACCCTTCGCCCGCAGCGGAGCGTCCAGGGCGGCCATTACCTCGTCCCAGCGCGCGCGAGCGCGCGGCACATTCTCGCCCGGTGGGTGACCGCGCTCCCCCCATCTGCTGAGCGCCTGGGCATGCTCCAGGCTGATGGCTCGCCGCCGGTACAGCCGGTCCAGCACCAGCACCACGTCATCCGGCGTGCAGGGTCGCGGCGGACCCTCCGGGGCCTGCGCCCGGTCCCGCCGGGCGACCAGCCGCGCCATCGTCCAGAGCCAGGCGTCCTCGGCCGTGCGGAAGGGGACCGTCATGGCCAGCCTCCCGCCATGACCGTGCGGATGCTCGTCGCTAGTGCGGCGGCGCCTTCGCCCAGGGCCGCGCCAATGCCAGCGATTGCCGCCCCGCGTGCGGTGCCGAAGATCGACACCGCCAGGGCCACGCAGCCGAGGAAGATAAGTGCCGAAGCAAGCGAGGTGCTGGTGATCATGCCGGACCTCCCGCTGCGCGCCGCCGGTCGATCAGCTCCCCGATGAGCCGGTCCATGGCCTTCCAGACCGGCTCCCCGGGCTGCTTCTCGCGGTCCACGAAGGCGCTGGCCTCCAGCGTGCAGTTCAGACTGCGGCGCCGGCGATCCGGCTTCGGCGTCCGCATGGCCAGCATGGCGCGCTCCACCACCTCCACCGGCACGGCCAGCGTCTCCGCGATGGCGGGCGGCTCGGCGCCCTTCTTCCGCTCCCGGCGCACCGCCTCCACCAGCTCGCGCGCGAGCCCGCTGTCAGGTCGGAGCGCCTGGGTGCGGCGGCTCATGTCCCCGGCATGGAAGCCGGGCGGGGTTCCCTGGAAGGTCATTCGTCTTCCTCCCGCAGCAAGACGAAGGCGAGCAGCACGAAGCCCGCCAGGATCAGCGCGAGGCTGCTTTTCGGGAAGCACATCACCTCTGGAGGGCCCCCCGCTCCTGGCGGGCATCCCGGAGCTGGAGCGCGAGGTCGTCGCGCTCCGCCCGAAGGGCCCCGAACCGCCGGGCATGGTGCCGATGGAGCATGATGACGGCGGCGACCAGCGCCGCCAGCAGCAGCCCATCCGCCGCCATCGAGAGGATGCGGCTGGCGAAGTCCACCAGGGTGGCGAAGAGCGCCAGCACCACCACCCCGGCGATCAGGAGCTTGTCCATGGCCGGGGCTACAGCCCAACCTGGGACGGCGAGACGCTCAGCGCCTCGCAGGCGCGGCGCAGGAAGTCTGCCTCCGCCGGCTCCAGCTCGCCGTCAGCCTTCGCCGCGGCGACGCCCATGCGGGCGATGGCGATCCGCTTCTCCTCCGGTGCCCCCTTCGCGGCCTCGCGCAGTTCCTTCACGCAGGCATCCTGCCCCACGCCGGCATCGAACTGGCACTGCTCGTCCAGCTCGTTGAACTTGGCGATGAGGAGGGACTGGTCGAACTGCTTCAGGATCGGGTTGACCCGGAGGGCCTTTACGATCTTGTCCTTCTCGGACGCCTCCAGCTCGCCATCGGCGTAGGCGGTGCCGACCATGACGGCGATGATGCCCTCGGCGGTCTCCTTGTCGTTGAACTTGGCATAGGCGGCCTGGGCATCGCCCAGCAGGCTCTTGATGGTGCCGAACATGGTTCGGGTCTCCTTGAAAGGGGTGTGGATCGGGTCGAGGCGCGGCCGCGCGCGCCGGGCGGCGTCAGTGGTCTCCGAACACCTCGCGCACCTGGCGGGCGAGGCGTTCCTCGCTGGCGGGGTTCATCGCCGTGAGGACCCGCTGCGCGGCGTCCCCGATGCTGACGAAGGGCGGTGGCACCTCCCTGGGATCTCCGGGCGACTGCGGGTCCTCCCAGAGGCGCTGGAATGCGGGGTTCTGCTCAGGGTCCGACATCGCGGCGTAACGCGCGGCATCAGGCGGCATGGGGCGCCTCCGCCGGCTCGGTCGAGATGGCGCGGGCATCCTCCCGCTCGGCGGCACGCAGGGCACCGCACAGCGCGGCCAGCGTCCGCTCCATCAGCATGAGCGAGACGATCTGCTCCTCCGCCCGGCGGACGTGGATGTCGGGCACGGCGCCCCGCGCCAGCTGCAGTCGGAGGCGGGACGCCTCGTACTTGCAGGCGTTGGCGGACCGCACCGCGTCCAGCGCCGTCACGCCGGGCAACAGGTGCTTCCGGACGGGTGCGAACCCCTCCGGCACCTGGGAGAAGTGCGGAATGACCTGGCGCGGCATCAGTCGCGTCCCCAGGGTACCGGCTGGCTCGTCCGGTCGTCGTGCCGCTCGATGATGCGCCGCGCGCTCATCGCCGCATCGATCGCGCTGCAGCCAATCTCCGAGACCTCGTTCAGGTAGGACACTCCGCCCACCTCATCCAGCGAACCAGCCGGCTCGATGACGGTGAGAATGTCCTCGACCCCCCACGGCTCTCCGAGGCTCCAGAGCGCGCCGATGGCGGCCCAGACCCGACCGTGGATCGGATCACCGAAGTGCTCCTCACGAAGCTCGATCGACAGGACCTCGTAGACCTTCGGCATACGCATCGCGGCCGAGAGAACTCGTCTCTCGGCATCGAGGTCCGCCATGGCCGGCGGCGGGTCGAGCCACAGGCCGATGAACTGCTCGACCTGCGCCGCGTGCCGGCGGGACAGCGCGGCCTCACGGGCGCAAAACACGTTGCCCGCGCCGTCCAGCTTGATGGGCAGGTGGGTCGCCGTGGGATCGGCGGGCCCAATGGTCAGGCGCCCGCCGGGCAGGTTCAGGATCAGGGCATTCGCCATGTCAGGCGGCCTCCGGCTTCGGAATTTCACGCAGGTGCGCCGGCTGGCGCGGGCACACCGGGTTCATGCAAGCGCGCTCCCCGGTGGCGGGGCACGCGCAGGTGCCGGGTTCCGGGACCGGCTGCCCGGTGGCGGCCGGATCGAGCAGTTCGTACCGGACCTCCACCACCTTCCGGACGCCGATCCCGGCGAGGATTGCGGGGCCGGGGTGGCGATCCGCGTTGAGCGCGGCATGCACATCCTGCCGTGACGCGCCGATCTTCCGGGCGAAGGCGCTGGTGCCTCCGGCCCTCTTCACCGCGTCATTCAGCCGGGCATAGACCGCGGACTTCGTGATGACCTTGGGCATCAGGTCCGCCCTCCCCGCAGCCGCCGCAGCGGGCGCACGTCCGGGCAGAGGACGGTGGGCTGGAGGCTCGCCTCCGCCATGTCGTCCTCGTCCTCCTCCGGCTCCATTTCAGCGAAGGGGGCCTCGGCCTCGTCCAGCGCGGAGATGATGCTGTCCGCGGCGTCGAGCAGCCGCGCCTCGTGCTGCGCGGCCAGGAAGAGTTCAGCGGCCCCGTAGGGCGCGCCGATGAGCAGGGCGGCGGTGGCGGCCCAGGCGAGGTGCGGGCGGCTCATAGGCCCGCCTCGATCTTCCGCTGTGCGGCCTCGTACTCTTCGCGGGTGGCGAGACTGTAGCGGTACAGGCCGATGTGAGCGTCTCTCACCGGCTGCAAACCCGCCTCTCCGTGCACTCCCTGGAAGACGTAGTAAGCGCCGGCGAGCAGATTGCGGGCCGCCTCAGCCTTCCTGCCCACCTCCTCTTCGGAATACGAGCTGGCGTCGAGATCATCGAGGTGGCGGATCGCGCCGAGGACGCAGGCCATGGCGCCGTGCGGGCTGCTCGGGCGGAGGGTTTCCACCATGGCCCAGAGAGCATCCATCCGGCGGCTGGCCATGCTTGCGAGATGATCGCGAACCTTCCGCTCCATCGCGTCCGCGCCGACGACATAGTCAGCAGCGCCATAGTCGTTCTCGGCACGCGCCAGATCGGGGATGAGGGCAGCTACCGGGCAGGACTGCGCTTGGCGCGGCGCGCCGGCTCCGAACAGACGAACCAAGTCGTTCACGAGATCCCATGCCCACGTCTCGGCCGGTGTGTTCGACGGCTGCTCGTAGTAGGTGCCATTCACCAGCACCCGCGCTTCCGACTTCGCGGCGCGCGCCTTCGCAAACAGCCCTTCCACCGTCTGCGGCGAAGCCTCGCTGATGATGTCGCGCAGTTTCTCGTAGGCCTGCCAGAGAGGGTTGTTGTCGGTCCCGCCGTCACCATGGTCTTGGTTGTATGCGTCACGCGCCGCGTCGATGGCCCCTACTGCACGGATCAACTCGGCGTCGCGCCCATGAACCTCTTGCTGCGGGAAGGAGGCAGCCCCCGCTGCCACGCCAGCAATCTCGCGCAGGTCGTCGCCGATGCTTCGGAGGTCACGCTCCACCCGCCGCGCGATGGCGAAGGAGGCATCGTCGCTGGAGTAGCAGCCGGGGTTGCGGTGCTGATCCTCGATCACGAACGCCAGGGCATCCGCCATAGCCGCCGGGTGCATGGTGCCTGGCAGTCCAGCGAGCTTCGCCTTCAGCGTTTCCTGCGCCGCGCACCACCGCCCCATCCAGTGCTCGTGGCTCTTGCCGCCCTCGTCTTCGGGGTCGGCCCAATTGGCCCGGCGGGGGTTCGGCCCATCCAACCCATCCAGTCGATGCAGCAGGCCGAAGATCGCCTCGTTGGAGGAGGCGCCGGGAACCTCACGTTCGATCTGCTCCAGCAGCGGACGGGGGTCCCACTGGCCGGGACCCACGCGATGCGCCGTCGCGGCGCTCGTCCTTGTCGCTTTCGGCGTCCGAAATCCGGACGCACTTCTCCTGCCCGCCCTGGAGGCGGTATCACCCTTCACAGCCGCTGACATTGGGAGGCTCCTGGCCTTGCTGTTGGTGGTCAGGGCCGTTGGAGGAGCACCACCTCCACCAGCGGCCCGCTTTTCCTGGGATCACCCGCCCAGGCGCGGGGTCTCAGGTGGCGCGCTGAAGGGCGGCCACGATGCTGGCGTTCCAGCGGAGCTGGCGGATGGCGGTGCCATCGCTGTGCTTCTTCCCGGTCAGGTCCCACCGAGCAAACGGCTCGCCTTCCCTGGTGGGCTCCCAGGCGCCGTCTGCCGCCTTCTTCTGGAAGCCGCGATCCTGCAGCAGCTTATTGACCTTGATCGCGGACTGGCCGCCAAGGCGCTGGCCGATCTGCGTCGGCGTCAGGATCGCTTCCTGGTCGGGCGTCGCGAGATGCGTGATGCCGAGCGCCGCCATCGGGTCGAGACCCACCTCGGCGCGAGTGGCGCGCGATGCTGCGATGAGGGCGGTGGGTTCATCCAGGCCGAAGCGCTTGCCCATGCTGATGAAAGCGGAGAGCGTCTTTGCGGCAGCCGGCGCACGGAGGGAGCGGAAGGGGGCGGGCGTGCCGTAGCTACCGGTCCTGCGGATGGTCGGCAGCACGTCCTCGAACACAAAGCGCTCGAAGCGCTCCGCCGCCGGGAGCGTGCTGCCCATGATTAGGCGGAGCACGTCCGGCTCGGAGAGGACGCGCGTCGCCTGCTCTCGCCCGAGGGCATCTGCGATGGGGTGGTGTTTCGCCACCCCACGGCAGTGCTGCTTCATCGCGTTGGTCGGATCCGCGTAGCCGAGGCGCTCGGCCACGTCCCGTCCGACGAACCAAGGCTCGCCGCCGATGGTGACAACCCGGACCTCCTTCCCCTCGAAGGCGAAGGGGATCAGGGCGGGGGTGGGCAGGGCGGAAGCTGTCTCGAACATGGGTGGATCCCTGGGTGGGTGCCACCTTACTACCGGAATTAGCGGTTACACGTCAACCGGAATTACTGGTTTCATACCGGTGCCGCTCGACATAGTGACGCTCCATGCTGTCGGCGTGCCTGTCCAGATAGCGCTGCCAGCGTTCCCGCTCCTTGTTCACGTAGCGCTGGATGGCCTCCTCTGAGGGGTCTCGCCCGAGCTCAACCCAAGCGCGGAAGGCATCCTCCGCCAAGCGTCGCATGTTATAGGTCATGTCGAGTGCTTCCCTCATGCGGAAGAGCTCCACAAAAAGCGAGGAGAACTTTATTGCCTCCGCATTCTGGGCCATGGAGGCGTCGAGCGCGCTGTTCTGTGCGTTAATGTTCCGGACCATGACTTCTGCAGCGGGTGCTACGGAAAGTAGGTCGGGGAACAGCTTCTGTGGCTGCATTTCTAGTACGGCGATGATCTTGGAGATCATCCCCAACCGGGGGCGGGACTTTCCTCGTTCCCAGTCGGTAACGGCCGACTGAGACACTCCGACCAGCTCGGCGAAGCGGCTCTGTGAGAGACCGAGTTCCCGCCGACGCGCGGCGAGATTGACGGCCCAGTCGGGGCGGGGGTCGGGATCGGAAGGCGAAGGGTTAGCGTTGTCAGTGCTCATGCTGTGCACCGAACCGGAAAAACCAGTTGACCGCTAACGGGAACGAGCGGTAACGAATACCGGTATGACCGGTATTCAGAGCGCGGCAGCGGCGGTGGTTGCCAGGATTGGCGGGCAGTCCGCGACGGCGCGGCTCCTCGGCGTTTCCCAGGGTACTGTGTGGGGGTGGATCAAAGCCGGTAGGGTTCCGTCCCGTCGGATACCCGCCCTTATCCATCGCGCACGGCATCTCACACCCCCAGTTTATCTTGAGCCGAACGACTTCTTCGACGCCTCGGCTTGGCGAGAGCGTACTGATCGAAGGCCCCAACCCACCCCAGGCCCGGATGCATCACGGCGGTGATCTCGCGCCCGTCAGCATCGGTGGTGACGCGCACGGCCTCGCCCAGGTTGATCCGGCTCCCCTCGAACAGGAAGGCGGTGCGCTTCGGCAGCATCGCGGCGCGGCAGGCCGCCAGCTTCCAGATCAGCGCCTCCACCGCCGCTGCGCCCAGCATGGCCGCCTCCGCGCCCAGCGCCACACGGGACAGCATCCCGTCCTCGCTGACCAGGCACTCCACCCCTTTGATCGTCTCGCTCATCGCTCGCCCCTTGGCTGATGGCGGGAACCTCTCGCAGCGCATCAACCCTGTCATGTGGAACCTCCGCACATGAGCATCAGTCTCTCAGCCGAAGACGCCACGCTGAAGCACCTGACCCGCGCCCTTAATGAGGATGCGGGCGGCACGGAGGCGGCTGCCGCCGCCCTCCGGGGCCGAGTGGGAGCGACCATGCTGGGCAACTACCAGAACCTAAACCACGCCCAGATGATGCCGATCGACGTGCTCATCCGGCTCACCCAGGTCACGGGGAACGCCGACCTCCTGGAGGAGGTGGCGCGGCGCTGCGGCTTCCGGATCGAGAGGATCGGCGGCCTGTCAGCGGGTAATGCCATCGCTCATGCGGCCGCGGTGGCGAAGGAGACGAATGACGTTCTCCAGGCGCTTGCCAACGGCATGGCGGACGGGCGGCTCTGCGGGAAGGACCGGGCCACCATCCAGGCCGAGGTGCTGGACGTGGTGCGCGTCGCGACCGAGGCAGCAGCCGCATTCGGCGTCAGCGCGGAGGGCGCGGAATGAGGCTCGCAGATCAGATCGTCGCGGCGGGGCGCGACAAGCGGCATCCCTTCCAGCCAGACTATCAGCGTGTTGCCATGGTGATCGGGCGAGCCCTCTGCCTGGAGGTCACGCCCACCGCGGGGCGCCTGGCGGCGGACATGGGCGCGTCGGATGCAGCGTGGCTGCGGGACGTGCACAGCCTCGCGGTGGCGCCGGCTCAGGTCGTGTGGGTCGAGTGGGAGGGTCCGAGCAGCGCTTTCTACGGCGTATCCGATCCCGTGGAGCCTTGGCAGGCAAGGCCGGACCGCTGCGGCCTGCTGATCGAGACCGATGCGTCGCGCCAACGGGGAACCATGTCGCAGGCATGGAGCGGGACGGCGCCGAGCGGGGGGCAGTCGGTCGAGATTTCGCCCCTCTGCGTCACCTTCGACTTCCGGGCGGAGCCCGAGCCAGTTCCATCCCTGGCGCCGCCAGACCGCTCCTCGGCCCTATTCCCAGGAGGGGGGCCGAAGACCGATAGCGACCGGCGCATCGCGAGCCAGCTCAGCACGCTCACCCGCGACGAGATCCACAGCGAGCTGCTGCGCTTCGGCTTCATCGCGAACACCCGACTGCCGCGGCTGCAGGACACCCTGGACATCGCTGCGGTCGCCGACCCCGTCCGCGCCATGCTTCGCTTCCAGTCCATTGTTCGGGACTGGCACGGTGAGCCGAACTTCATGCATGCCTTGATGGTCTGCCTCAACGCCGAGCGTATGCTCTGGATCGGCGATCCCGAGGACGTTGCCTCGAAGAACAAGGCCCGCCGCCGGCTCGGCAGGCCGCCGGTTCTCGCCTTCTCGCCGATCGAGGCGGTGGCGGTGGCGGCATGACGGAGCCGGACGTTCCGGCGCCGCTGACGCCGCCCGATTGCGATCTGCGCGGCCTACCCTTCATGCCGCTGGACGTGGTCAGGCTCTGCGACAGCGATCTTGCCGCGCTTGCGACAGGTGATGAGTTCAAGGCCGCCGTCCTGCTATGGGCGAAGTCCTGGGTGCAGATCCCCGCGGCAAGCCTCCCCGAGGATCCGCGCATCCTCGCGCACCTGTCCGGGGCCGGATCGCGCTGGGCGCGGGTGAAGGGCATGGCGCTCAAGGGCTGGGTGAAGTGCCAGGATGGCCGGCTCTATCACCCTGTCGTGGCGGAGAAGGCGCGGGAGGCCTGGGAGGCTCGCACCGAGCATCGCGAGATGAAGGAGAACGAGGCCGAGCGGCAGCGGCGGCATCGCGATGAGCGGAAGCGGCTCTTCGCGACGCTCCGCGAACGGGGCCTCTCCCCTCCATGGGACACCACCATGGAGACGCTGCGGTCCATGGTGGCGCGGGCTGGTGGCCTGTCTCCTGCAACGGACCTGTCACGACCTGTCACGCGTGACAGGTCCAGCCCTGTCACGGAACCTGTCACGCTTGGTCACGGCACCGGAAACGGACCTGTCACCCGTACGGCCACGGCTAAGACAGGGACAGGGACAGTAGAAGAAGAGAGCTTCGCTCTCTCGTCGCCGAGCGGCGACGCGCCCGCGCCGGATGGTTCGGGAGAAACCGCGCCACCGCCCCTTCCCACAGCGGCGGCTGTTGATGACCCGGTGCCCCTTGCGCTGGCAGCATGGGAGGCGATTTGCGTCCCCGCAGGCTTGTCGAGGGTGGCGAAGGCAACGGACCCCCGGCGCCGCGCCATCGCGGCACGCCTCCGCGCTGAGTTCGGTGGCGACCTGGAGCGGTGGCAGGCCTACCTGCGCCGGATCGCGGCTTCCTCCTTCCTGACGGGCGGCGGCGAGCGCGGCTGGAAGGCGGACCTGGACTGGGCGGTGATGCCGAAGAACGTGGTCCGCGTCCTGGAGGGCTTCCACGACGACCGGGGCCGGGCCGCCGCCGCGCCGAAGCTGCTGCCGGCCCTGGACGAGCGGTACTGGAACCGCTCCCCCGCCGAGGTCCGGCAGTTGCCGAAGCCTCGCGTCGGCACCCCGGAGCGCCTTGCCTGGGATGAGGCCCAGTTCGGCCGCTCCGCTCCCCACCCCTCAACCCGCCGACAGGCACCCATCGCATGAGCACGCCCGACAACCTGCGCGAGCTGCTGGCAGAGCATGGCATCCGCCTGAAGAACTACGGGGCCGGCCGCACCGAGCGCCTGCGTTGCCCGCGCTGCGACGGCGGGCGGAGCAGGGAGGACTGCCTGGCCGTGACCATCGATCCCGATGGCGAGGGTGCGGTCTGGGTCTGCCACCGCGGCAAGTGCGCCTGGACAGACGGAGCCCATCTTCCCCGCCGTGGGGGCGAGCAGGCCTGGCGGAAGGAGGCGCAGCCCGAGCGCGAGGTCATCCCGCCCACCCCTCACCATGCCGGCGACATGCGGCGCCCGGAGGAACTCTACGCCTGGTTCAGGGCGCGCGGGATCAGCCAGGAAACGGTGGACCTGTTCGGCTGCTACGTCACCACGAAGGGCTTTCGGCAGCCCGGCAACACTTGGCTGGACAAGGACGCGATCGTCTTCCCCTACCTGTTCGAGGGGCGGCTGGTGAACCGGAAGTACCGCTCCGCCGAGAAGGAGCTGATGCAGGACAGGTCGCCGCTGCCGACCCTCTTCAACATCGACGCGGTGGCGGCTGACGACATGCTGATCTGGGTCGAGGGCGAGCCAGACGTGATGGCCGTCCACGAGGCCGGCTATCCCCAGGTCGTCACGCTGAAGGACGGGTCGAGCAAGCGGCTGCTGGAGGAGGACGACCCGCGGCGCCACGGGCAGAAGCGGTATCTCGCCCTGGGCACCCATGCCGAGCGGCTGAACCGGATCGAGAAGCACATCCTCGCGGGCGATGGCGACGAGCCCGGCAAGGCGCTCCGGGAGGAGATGGCCCGCAGGCTCGGCCGCCACCGCTGCTGGTTCGTGACCTGGCCGGAAGGCTGCAAGGACGCGGGCGATGTGCTGCGCCTGCACGGCCCTGAGCGCGTGCGGCAGTGCATCGAGGCGGCGCAGCCCTACCCGATCGAGGGCGTGTACCGGATCCAGGCTGGCGACCTAGTGGCGCTGCGGAACCAGGGCCGGCCGCCGGTCCTCTCCACCGGCACCAGCAACACGGATGCCATCATGGCTCTCCCGAGCGAGGGGCGGCTGATCGTCATCACCGGCATTCCCAACCACGGGAAGTCCACCTGGGCCATGTTCGTGAAGGCCCACATCATGGAGCACCACCAGCGGCGGTTCGCCATCTTCAGCCCCGAGATGGAGCCCTGGAAACGCTTCGTCGCGCACATGGCCTCAGTGCTGTGGAAGAAGCCCTTCTACCGGTCCCAGGCTGGCGACGAGCTGACGGACGCCGAGCTGGGCGAGGCAGAGGCGTACCTGAACCCGCGTGTCGCCATGCTGGTGGCGGACCCGGACAAGGAGGACCAGGCGCCCACGCTGGACTGGCTGCTGGAGCGGGCCAAGCTGGAGGTGCTGCGCTCCGGGGTGACGGACCTGTTCATCGATCCGTGGAACGAGCTGGAGCACCGGAGGAGCCGGGAGTTCACCGAGACCGAGTACGTGGGCCGATGCCTGCAGAGGCTCCGGGCCTTCATGCGCCGGCACTCCTGCAACGTGTGGATCGTCGCGCACCCGACCAAGCTGCATCCGGAGAAGCCGGGCAAGAAGGTGTCGCCGCCGAGCCTCTACGACATCGCGGGCAGCGCCAACTGGGCCAACAAGGCGGATCTGGGCGTCACCGTGCACACCGAGGACGGGGTGACCCAGATCCATCTGACGAAGGCCCGCTTCCAGGAATGGGGGCGGCGGGGATCGGTGGCATATCTGGAGCTGGACCAGCGGCGCGGCGTCTATTCGAACGCCGCCGTTCCTCTCCCGGGAGAGGACGAATGAGCGAAGGCCGGCCGGATGCTGCAGATCGGGAGCGCGCACTTCGCGTCCGCGCCGCCATCGCGCGGGGCGCGACCATCACCCAGCACGGTGGCGGGGTCATCGCCATGTCCGTGCCGGGGAAGGAGGGAACCATCGTCACGACTGGAGACGAGCTGCGCCGCATCGTCCCGGGGTGGCCCCGGCCGGATGAGGCGCAGGTCATCGGGGGGAAGCTATGAGCCACATCCAGAAGCCGAGGGCGCAGCGCGTCTCCGCCAGCATGCTCCCTGCTCCGCCGATGGCGCCGAGCAGGATCGAGAAGACGCCGGGGCTCAAATATATCGCCCCAAAGAACATCCAGTGGGTGAAGGGTATTGGCCTGCGCCCGAACCAGTCCGGCGAAGGTCGTCGCTCTGAGGAAGCGTGAGAGGGTTGGGGGTTGGAGAGGGTGATACCGTTGGCGCGCCACGCGTGTGCGCGCGTGAGTGGAGATACATAGGGACAACCCTCTATCATCCCTTAACCCTCTAACCTCGGAACGGGAGAGCAGCATGACCGACGACAGCACCTCGAAGATCATCACGGCCTGGTTGGGCGGGACCTTTAAGACCGTTTCCTCGCCCAATTGGTGGGGCGCAGAGCAAGACCGCATCTGGTCGGGTCCGGATCAAACACGCGCGTCCGACTTGGACAGCTACACCTACGGAGATGACGAAGGGCAGCACATCGAGACAGTGAAGCTTACGGGCGATCGGGGGTATGCGGTCGAGATGTGGAATGTGTTCGGGGCGCACACGGTTTGGTGCCCGACCGAAGCTGATCTTCTGGACTTCCTCACCGTCCGCGCGCCTGCCTGGCTTCGGCTGGGCGTCGCCACGACGGGCGACGAGGCACTGAGCAAGATCGCAGAGACCCTGATCGGCTACGCCCGCCACGGGGCGGGCGAACACATCCGTACTGACGGAATGGTCAATGACATCGATGACCGCCGCCGACTGGCGGCGCTGCGCCCCCCGAAGAAGGAGCAAAGCCCCGGATGAGTAAGATCGACCGGGGGGCCGCCGCGCCCCCCGCCTGCGGGCCGGTTGTGTGCTGGAGCGTGAAGGAGCGCATCGGCGCATGACGACCTGGAGACGCCCGCAGCCGCTACGCACGACGATGGCCACCAGAGTGCCGAGCGCCGTCTTTTCCCCGGCCATGGTGGAGCATCGCCGGCCGGTTCTGCCTGACCCGTGCCCCGAGGACGCGGGCCGCCTGCAGCGGGCCCGCATGCTGTGCAGCGTGCTGGTGACCAGGGAGATGGCGGCCCTGAAGGCCGAGCGGGACGCCGCGGCGAAGGAGCGGGTCCGGCTGGTGGGTGCGGCTGAGACCTGGGCGAGCGCCGCCGACAGGGGGGCGCAGGGCCCGGCCATGCAGGCCCGAGGGGTGAAGGTGGAGGACGTGTTGGTGGACGTGCGGGAAGAGGCGGGCACGACCTACCTGGAGCGGGCCTCCGTTGCCCGGGTCCGGGATGGCGTGATCGATCACTATGAGCGGGCTGGCGTTCTGTGGGGGCGGCGGCTGGATGCCATGGTGCAGCTGGCCGACCTCTACCAGGGATGCCGCATCGCCCCGGGCACCGGGCGATCTGGGGGTGGCCGTGGCTATGGCGGCATGAGCACGGGCCAGGCGCGCGACTGGGCGGATTACTGCCGGGCCACGGACCACCTGAGCCTCAGCGTCCGCCCGGTGGTCGAGGACGTGGCGCGCGGCCTGTTCCCCTCCTCCCTCGACGCCGCGGCCAAGCTGCGTGACGGGGCCCGGCAGCTGGCGGACCACTTCCGGCTGACCCGCGACAAGATCGAGGAGCGAGGCGCTTGACGATGCATCGGGACATGCCCTAAATGGGCTCCACCCCGGAACACCCTACGTGTGTCCAGCGCCCGGAGCCGCTTTCGGCCCGGGCTTTTTCATGTCCGCCTCGCCCCCCTGATCTTCAGCGAGTTGCGCGTGATCTAGCCAGCAGTCGACCAGCGACTTTGCTAGGTCCAACGTGCAGAGCCCTACCCAGTCATGAAGGGGCGATCCGGCCAAGTGTATTCTGAATAGCGATCCAGCGCTGTCGCCCTCTATGAGCGCGCCTCGGTATTCCCTCGCCTTCCGAGCAATACCGTGCCGTTGTACGAGCACCGTCCGTTCTGGCATTGAAGCGCCGCCCAAGCCTTGTTACCGCCATCCGCTCAGCGCCCTGGAATGCAGGGTGATGAGCCTGTGATGCCGGATATAAATTGTTCACGGGTCTGTGAGTAGGGCAATTTGGTGCACGTGGCTTTCGTTCTTTGGCCCCGCCCAGAGGCATTTTTTGACTTGCACGCTTTCCATTTCTGAGCCTGTCCGCATTCGTGCGGACACGCGACCGAGTAGAAAAGACATCCGGCGCAAGGTCGCCAACTGCCCGGACTAGCCATGCACCAACCGCATGGCTCGGGCAATGCCCCTATCCAAGCAACATTCGTGCGTGTATCTGTCCTTGTGAGCAACAATCAGAATGTGTGGCCGTAGGGACACACCCCCTTGGGTCCTTCCCCGGCCCGAGGGAATTACGGTGGGGCAGAGTGCTCGATCAGCCTAGCCACAGAGATTTCATAGGGGGTTCCGCTTCCGGTTCAGCCGGACGCCACGGTTTGCAGGGGTTCGGGCATCGCCTGGGCCCCTTTTTGTCGTTCACGCCCACCCCGGGTGCTTCCGGTTCGGGCCTCGCGCCTGGGAGGGGTTCCGGTTCATGGCGACGGACGCCGAGGTGGGCCGCCACCTGGACCTCAGCGACCGCAGTGTCCGCGCGCTGAAGAGCAAGGGCGTGCTGCCGGACGCGCCCCGCGGCCAGATGGATATTGAGGCCTGCCGGCTCGCCTACATCCGGCACCTGCGCGAGCAGGCGGCCGGCCGCAGCGCGGAGCTGGGCCCGAAGAAGCTGGACCTGATGGCGGAAAAGGCCCGCGACGCGAAGGAGAGCGCGGACGCCCGGGCGATGAAGAACGCGGTGGCGCGCGGCGAGCTGGTCCCGGCCGGGGCGCTCAGCGCGGCCATCATCGGCATGATCGAGATGGCGAAGGCCCGGATGCTCCGCGTGCCGGCGATCGTCGCCAAGGGCGACACGGCCCTGCTGGACCGCATCGACCGCGCCATCCGTGACGGCCTTGAGGATCTGAGCGCCACCCGCGTGGAGACGGTGGCCGGCGAGGAAGACGATGGAGGCGACGAGCCCGCCGACGACGCCCCCGACGACGTCGAGGGGTGAGCCCTTCCCCGTAGGGGACGGGGTTCTCGCGCAGCACGTCACCGCTTGGTTCGCCGCCTGGCAGCCGCGCCAGCGCATGAGCCTGCCGGAGTGGGCGGCCGAGCACGCACGGCTGGAGGACGGGCGGAAGTACCGCGCCTTCCCGTTCCAGCGGGACATCGCGGCGGCCTTCACCCAGCCGGGTGTCCGCCAGATCACGGTGATGAAGAGTGCCCGCGTCGGGTACTCGAAGATCGTCCAGAACTTCTTCGGCTACAGCATCGCCCAGCACCCGAGGAAGGTGCTGATCTACCAGCCGACGATCGACGACGCGGAGAAGTACTCCCGCGACGACGTGGAGCCGGTGCTCCAGTGGAAGGCGGTCCAGGAGAAGGCGGTCTTCAAGCCGCGGCACCGGGATAATCAGACCCGAGCCAAACGCTTCCCGGGCGGCTGGCTCCAGATCAAGGGCATGAACTCCGCCAAGGAGTTCCGCCGGGTCTCGGCCGATGTCGTGATCATCGAGGAGCCGGACGGCGCGCCGCCGACCGCCGGCATCTCGGGCGATCAGGCCAAGCTTGCCTTCATGCGCTGCTTCACCTCGGACGACCCGCTGAAGGTCGCCGGGGGCACGCCGCTGATCGCCGGCGCGAGCCGCACCGAGAGCCTCTTCCTCGAGGGGACCCAGGAGTACCGCTATGTGCCGTGCCCCCATTGCGGGCACCGGCAGGTGCTGGTGTTCGGTGACGGCACGGGCCCCGGCATCCGCTGGGAGCCGCGGGAGAAGCCCACCCGGGCCTGGTATCGCTGCGCGGGCGAGGCCGCCTGCGACATCGAGGAGGATTGGAAGGGCTGGATGGACGAGCGCGGGTTGTTCGTCCCGCACAACCCATCGAACCAGCCGACGCATCGCTCCTTCCACATCTGGGCGGCCTATAGCCAGTTCCCGGAGGCGGCCTGGCTGAACATCGCCAGGGAGTTCCTGGCGAGCCGCAAGGACCCGGCGAAGCTCCAGCCCTTCACCAACGAGTGGCTGGGCGAGACCTGGCGGATGAAGGGCGAGGCGCCGACCTGGCGCCGCCTCTACGACCGGCGGGAGGAGCGGGAGCAGGGCCTCGTGCCGCGCGACGCGCTGCTGCTGACCGGCGGCATCGACGTGCAGGGCAACCGCATCGAGATCTTCGTCTGGGGCTGGTCATCCGATCGGCAGTCCTACCTCGTGGACCACCTGGTGGTGCCGGGGAACCCGGTCCTGCCGGCGACCTGGACCAAGGTCAGCGAGTTCATCACGGGCGAGTGGGACCGCGAGGGCGGTGGCTCCATGAAGCTGACCCGGGTCGGCGCGGATACCGGCTACCAGCAGACCCACGTTCTCGCCTGGGCGCGGAAGCACCCCGGCCTCGTGGTGCCGGTGAAGGGCGCGCCCTCGCACCAGGCGCCGGTCTTCGCCTGGGGTGATGTCCGCGATCCCGGCCCGCGTGGCGGGAAGCGGAAGCGCGGCCAGCGCCTCGGCCTGGTCGGCAACACGGTCACCACGACCGAGCTCTACGGGCTGCTGAACCTGGACCCGCCCACGAAGGAGGATGCCGCGGTCGGCGTCTGCCACCCGCCCGGATACGTCCACCTCTCGGACCTCGCGACCGAGGAGTTCTGCCGGCAGATGGTCGGGGTCGAGTGGGTCGAGAAGTCGGGGCGGTGGAAGGACATCCACGCCCATGAGGCGCTGGACGGCTGGCGCTACGCCCGGGCGATGCTCACCGCCATCGGCGCGGATCGCTGGTCCGACAGCCGGTGGCGCGAGCTGCGCGAGGCCTGGAACGGCGACGAGCCGCCGCCGGCGCCGCGCGGCCCGAAGGCGCCGCCAGGCGCGCAGGAAGCAGAGAGGATGCTGCCGCCACCGCCCGCCCGCGAGGGGCGGCGGCAGGGCGGCGGATTGTTGAGTTTCGCTGAGAACTGA